GGCAGTTGGTTTGGGTATCAAGTTGAGAAAGCAGGTCAAGTTGAGGATGCTGATATTTATAATGAGGCAAAATCATTTTCAACCGCAGCATCAAGAGGAGATGTCGAAGCTAAACCTACTGTAGAGGGGGAGCCTGTAAAAGAGGCACCTAAATCTAACAATACAGAAAGCAACGAAGACGTACCATTTTAGGTAGTCTTCTAAACTGGAGGTTTAGTGGAAAGATTCAAATCGATATTTGAAGGCTTAGATGTAGCTTATGGTCAGCACCAATCCGAGGGGAAACGTGCTGACGGTAAGCAAGAGGGTAAATCCTATATTGTCAAGCAAGAAGTTAAAGATGAATTATGGACAGAACACCTTAATGGAAATGGTCCTTCTTTAGGGATCATTCCTATTAAGGCTGATAATACAGCTAGATGGGGGTGTATTGATATTGACACTTACCCAATTGACTACAAGAAAATTATAAATAGTATTAGAAATTTACAGTTACCACTGGTGCCATGCAGATCCAAAAGTGGAGGAATGCATATATTTTTATTTTTTAAAAACCCAGTATCCGCCAGATTAGTACGAGAGAAATTGCGAGAGGTTGCTTCAGGTCTTGGATATTCCGCTGTAGAAGTATTCCCCAAGCAATCAACCATACTAATAGAAAAAGGAGATCTAGGTAATTTTTTAAATCTTCCATATTATAATTCAAAAAATACAACGAGATATGCCTATAAAGATGATGGAACAGCAGCAACATTGCCGGAGTTCTATGCTTTATATGATAAATACGTTGTAGAAGATATAGACAAAGTTGCAATTCAAGTATCCGGTGACGTCATAAAGGATGGACCACCGTGTTTACAACAGTTATGTACACAAGGATTTCCGGAAGGAACTAGAAATAATGGTCTATTTAATATTGGAGTTTATTTACGTAAATTTGATCCAGATAACTGGAAAACGTTATTAGAGAAATATAATCAAGATTATATGACACCACCTCTATCAGCATCAGAGGTAGTGACAGTGCAAAAACAATTAGAGAAAAAAGAATATAATTATAGATGTAAAGAGCCACCTATTAATTCCTATTGCAATTCTAAAGTATGTAGAGGAAGAAAATATGGAATTGGTGGTAATGGCGCATCATTAGAGTTTAGTGCATTAACAAAATTAGAAACAGATCCACCAGTATGGTTTTTGGATGTTGGAGATGCACGTATGGAATTACAAACAGAGGAGTTGCAGATACAAACTAAGTTTCAAAAGAAATGTATGAATAGTTTGAATCATATGCCACCTCTAGTAAAACAGTCAGTATGGCAGGAAGCTATTGAGAGATTAATGATTAATCTTATAAAGATTCCTGTTTCTGATGATGGGTCTTTGGCCGGTCAGTTTGAAGCTCACCTCCAGGAGTTTTGTACAGACCGTGCCCAAGCCCTAAATAGAGATGAATTATTACTACGTAAACCATGGACAGAAGATGGAATTACTTGGTTTAGATTAAAAGATTTACAGGATTATCTTACACGAAATAAATTTACCTACTTTAATACAGGTCAATTAGTGCAAGCATTAAGACATTTAAAAGGTAAGAGTGAGAAATATAATCTTAAAGGTAGAACAGTTAGAGTGTGGGGTGTGCCTGCATATCAGCAACAAGATTCTGCATTTGATATAAAGGAAATTGATAGTGCCCCATTCTAAACATAAATTTGGTGATACAAGAGAAGATGGATACAGATATATTGGTATGAGATTTAATAGATTAAAAAAAGATGGAACGTATGGTGAGGATTGGAGAAGTCCAGAAGGATTTGAAAGACAAATACAAAATAGTAAAAAAAATAAAAAAAGAATTTATGATTTTATTAGTAAATCCATGAACGAGGAGAAGTTAAAACATGGATGTGCACATTGTGGCTATAAAGACGACCCTGTTGTTTTAGATTTTCATCATTTAAATAGAGCAGATAAATTTTTAAATGTATCTAGATATTGGAGAACAAGTTTAAAACAATTTGAAAAAATGAAAAAGGAATGGAAAAAATGTATTGTGTTGTGTGCTAATTGTCATAGACTAGAGGAGAAAAGGATTAGAAATGAAAACTAAAATTATACTTGGTCCTCCTGGTACGGGGAAAACACATACGTTATTGAACCGTGTAGAAGAAGAATTGGCACGTGGCACACCACCAGATCGTATTGCTTTTCTAGCCTTTACTAAGAAAGCAGCAACCGAGGCTCGTGACCGGGCAATGAAGAAGTTTGATTTAGAAGAACAACATCTACCATACTTTAGAACATTACATTCATTTGCATTTCATCAATTAGGATTAACAAAAGCAGAAGTTATGTCGCGTGATAACTATAAAGAATTTGCACAATCGTTTGGTATGGATTTAGGATCTGTGACTGATGGTAATGATTCAGGAGGTGTATTTACCACGGATAACATATTGATAAATGAAGTTAATTTAGCAAGAATGAAGTGTATGGAATTAGAGCATCATTATAATCATTCTAATTTACAAGATGTTTCATGGCATGCATTACTTAGAGCTCAAAGATCATTAGAAGAATTTAAAAAGAAAAAAGAAGTATTTGATTTTACAGACATGATAGAACTATATCTAGATTCTGGTCCAGTGCCTAAATTAGACGTAGTATTTATAGATGAGGCACAAGATCTATGCGCATTACAATGGCGCATGGTAGATAAGATTTCTCAAAATGCTAAAAAGATTTATGTATGTGGGGATGATGATCAAGCTATATACACTTGGGCAGGAGCTGATGTTAGACATTTTATTAAATTACCAGGTGAAATAGAAACACTTAAACAATCTTATCGTTGTTCTAAAGTTATACAAAACTTATCACACAGAATAATTAATAGAGTTAAATTTAGAAGAGCTAAACAATGGCAAGGCACAGATAAGAGTGGTGTGGTTGTATATCACAATTATCCAGAAGGCGTCGATTTAAAAGAACCTGGTAGTTGGTTAGTAATGGCGAGGACTAATTATATGCTTGATGAAATAGAGCGCGATATCAGATTACAGGGCATGTTATATAAAAGAAATAATAAGTTACCAGTATCTACTAAATTATTAAACGCAGTGGAAGCTTGGAAGAAGTTAAATAGAGAAGAAATAGTTCCATTACCTGATATTAAAAATATTTATTCTTATATGTCATCACAAATTGGTATAGAACGTGGACATAAGAATTTAAGAATGGCAGATAAAGAAGAGTATGAAATAGAAGAATTAGTTATGCATCATGGATTATTGATGGCCGGTAGACCATGGGACGTAGCATTTGATAAAGTGGGAAATAGAGATAAAGAATATTTACGTGCAATAGAAATGAGAGGAAGTATATCAAAAGATCCTCAATTACATCTTAGTACTATTCACGGAGCAAAAGGAGGGG